GATTTACAAGTAGCATTAATAAAATGGTGGACATTGCAGCATAAGAATTACAGGTTACCTGAGTTTGCATTATTTGCTATTCCTAATGGTGCAAAGCGTAATATTGTCACAGCAGTTAAATTGAAAGCTGAAGGCGTTAAACGTGGTGTACCTGATTTATTCTTAGCCGTGCCAAATAAGCATCATCATGGATTATTTATTGAGATGAAAGCTAATAAGAATGGGTTAAGCAAAGAACAAAAAGAGTTTCACGGACACTTGCTAACACAAGGTTATCAAAGCGCGGTATGCTGGGATTGGTTAGTAGCTGCACAAACTATTGATGATTACTTAAAAGATAGATAACTTTTGTAACAAATATTGCCCTATTTTTGTTACATATAACGCTTTACATTTACCTAAATATCATTATACTTATAAACATGTAACGACTGTATGCGGTCATTATGTCGTAGTCTGTGCCGCTACGGTAGCGAAAGGCACATTTAAATTAAAGGATAAAATAAAATGAATATTAGATTTACAAAACATCAAGCAACAAAAGAAGTAAAACATGGGTATAGCTGGACAGTATTCTTTTTCGGTGCTTTCTGTTATATGCTTCGAGGTCAATGGGGCATGGTTGTATTAAGCTGGATTGCAGCAATGTTTACATTAGGATTATCCAATATCGTATTTGCATTTTTCGCAAACAAACAATTAGCCAATAAACTTTTATGTGATGGCTGGTCAAGTTCAGAATTACCACGTGATTGGGTAATGTAATTTGATGTATAATTGACATATGGAAAATAAAGCAAATAACTATGACTGAAAGAAAACATCCTGATGATTTATTGAAAGTTGGCAGAAAGAGATTAATAGACTCTCCTGAAACTTTTGATATGCTAGTTGATACTTATGTGCAAATGTGTAAAGACTCGCAAGAGCCTATTTTACTTACTGGTTTGATATTGTCATTAGGATTGGTAAGTAAAGATAGCTTCTATGATTATCAAAAATACCCAGAATTTAGCGACTCTGTAAAAAGAGCTAGAATGTTAGTTGAAATGGAATATGAAAAAAGGTTGAATGTTGGCAGTAATGCAGCCGCGCCTATATTCGCATTAAAGAACTTTGGATGGTCTGACAAACAAGAAATTAACCATACTTCTGACGACAACTCAATGTCACCAGTTGCAGGCATTACAGTTACTCAAGCCGAAGTTAAAGAGATACTTAAAGAGCTTAATGCTGAATGTTAGACAAGATGCACTTAGAACAGCGTTATTAGCAGACCATCTATTCTTTGCCAGATGGTTTTTTAAGATACGTGAAGGTGTAAAGTTCCGCGTAAACTGGCATCATGAAGTTGTTTGTAATGCGATTGAATCTGTTATTCGTGGGGATATTAAGCGATTAATTATTAATGTGCCTCCAGGTTCAAGCAAAACAGAGTTAGCCGTTATTACTTTAATTGCAAGGGGATTGGCAATCAATCCTCGTGCAAGGTTTCTACATTTAAGCTATTCTAGCGAACTTGCAGAGCTTAATAGCGCAAAGGCTAAAGAGCTGGTATTAACGTATGAATATCAAGAATTATTCCCATTGCCGACAAAATCAGATAGTAACGCGCGTGGTCGATGGAACGTAGTTGGCGATGATGGAATATCAATTGGTGGGTGTTATGCCACATCTACTTTAGGGCAAGTGACTGGCTTTCGTGCTGGTCACATGGCGGATGGTTTTCAAGGTGCAATCATCATTGATGACCCATTAAAGCCTACGGATAGCCTGAGTAAGACTAAGCGAGACCAAGTAAACGCGGCTTATATCAATACGGTGCAAAGTCGTAAAGCCTCACCTGATACGCCTGTAATAGTTATTATGCAAAGATTAGCCGATGAAGACTTAACTGGCTTTCTGCTTAACGGCGGCGACGGTCATGAATGGCATCATATTAAAATACCAGCTGTTACTAACGGCGTAAGCTACTGGTCAGATAAAGAGCCTATCGAAAGCTTAATGCAGCTCAAAGAGAAGGGTAATTTCACCTTTGAGGGTCAGTATCAACAAGAGCCGTATGTGCTAGGTGGGGAGTTGATACAAGGTCAATGGTTCGGTAGATATTCAACATTACCGCCGTGGCGTGATTATAGTAGGCGTGCTTTGTTTGTCGATACCGCAATGAAAACAGGCGAAAATAACGATTACACTGTATTTTTAGATGCTCTGTTATTGCGTACTGGACAAGTTTATATATTGAACGTATGGCGCGGAAAGGTTGATGCTGTAGGTTTATTAGCATTAGCAAAAGATGTATGGTCTAGCGTATCAGTAGCTAATGGGCGTGAGGCATTACCTCCAGCAAGCGCAATGTATATCGAGGATAAAGCAAGCGGAACTGGATTAATTCAACAATTGCAGCATGGTGAGCAATTCATACCAGTAATCGCCGTGCAAAGGACAAAAGACAAATTAACTAGATTAATGGAAGTGCAACCTAGAATTCAGTCAGGGCAGGTTTTCATACCTGAATATTCACCTTGGGTAATTGACTTTGTAAGTGAGTGTGAGGCTTTTACCGCTAACGATAGCCATAAACATGATGACATGGTCGATACAATGACCGATGCAGTTAATACATTCATGGGCAGTAACTTTAACTTAGCAGATTTATTGTAATATTTATGTCACATTTAATTATTTGGTAAGGTGATATAATCAAGTTTAATTTAATTAGGATATTGACATGCTAGTTCAGAATAATTCCACATCACGTAGCTGGACAGTTGGTACGGTTACTATTTTGCCGTTAAAACAAGCTGAGATATTACCTGATTTTTTAGATGATATTAGCGCGATTAGTGATTTGCAAGTGATTAGCGGTCAAGTTGGTGACGGTAGATTTCAGCCTAGATTACCTGCTGAGATTCAATATAATGCCGATGGTGACGTCACTGGGTTGGTGGGGAGTGATGGCAGGGTAATTAATATGCCAAACGCTAAACGATTTAGAGCTATCACTTTAGGCGACTCATTATTAGGGAATGGAACTAAAAATCTAAACTCAACTATAACTACAATGATAGTCATTGGCGGGGTTATCACCTTCCAGCTAAGTGGTAACCATGATGTTCTAGCTGGAAATTATATCTCTATATTTAATACCACTGAAATCGCTAGCGATGTAAGCCCATTAACGGCAATGAGTGGAGTTAATACGTTAATATTATCTACCCCAAGCCCTACGTCTTTTACTTTATCAGCAACTTACAATGGAAAAACATTACCAGATGGTGATTATACAAGTGTTAAATCTACGTGGAGTATATCCACATTTCAAACTGGTAGCTTAGGCCTATCTTATTATCGGCAGCTAAATACCTACACAGGTGGAAAGTTTAATCTAGTAGCAAACTACGCCATTGGTGGGTCTAGAAGTAAGTGGGCTGTTAATGTTATTCCAAACATCTTAGCTGGTGCTGATTTTGATTACGTTTTCATTCAGACAGGCACAAACGACATCGGGGATGTGGTAGACACATCAGCTTCGGCTACTGCTGTGGTTAATAGTATTTACGCAAATATAAAAACTATAGTGGACACATTCACTGGTTTGGGTAAAGTTTGCATTGTAGGCATCCCACCACCGCGAGGAGTGTTGCAATCTGCTGGTTTTGTGCAAGCTAGAAATATCGCACTATCCCTGCTTAGATTTAAACTTCTTGAATTAGAAAAAAGCAATCAATTGATGGAGACGGTAGATTTATATGCCACGGTGATTGATGGCAATGCCGTAACAGGCGACATTTTAACTGGGTATACTTATGCACATGCCTCGGAATCAATACACCTAACAAATAAGGCTTTAGTTGCGGCTGTAAATCAATCAATATCTAAAAAACCTAGCTCATTAGTAAATAAAATTGTAAGTACCTCCCCAGTTTCTGTTTTAGAAGACGCTATAAACTACGCACAGTCAGGCACAAATAAAAACATAGTGCCAAATGGTATGATGACCGGCACATCTGTCATCAGTGCTAAAACAAACGTAACAGGCAATCAGCCTACTGGTTGGGCTTGCCAAAATGCTGGCGGTGCAGGCACTCATGTAGTATCAGTAGGTTCTAAAGTGGCTGTTGCAAATTCAAATGAATCTAATTGGGGTAAAGCGGTAACTGTCACATCCACATGGGCGGCACTAGACAACTACTTTGATATATGGTCAGGCTCATTTCATTCTCAATTAATTACTGGTAACTGGTATAGAGCATCCATAGAAGTGAAAAATATTGACTCAGCAATATGCTCCGTTATTCGTAACATTGAGTTTAGAATATATCTAAATGGTATATCTTTAACTTACGATGCTTCAAATAGCAATCTTTTACACACTGCTCTCGATATTCCTGTAGGTCAAACATTGCTTATGTCTAGTGAACCAGTATTTATACCTGCTGGCACCAATGTGGCAAGCAACTGCTTCCTGACAACAAGAATAAATGCTGGCGGTGCAGGAAGTTCTGTCATTCAAATTTCAAACGCACAGATGCGTATTGTAGATAACCCCTACCAAGATTAACCTACCACCCTTCCAACATTAACCAACAAGCCGCCACTTGGGGGCTTTTTTTACGCCACAACGCATCCGCTTTCGAGTGGCTTTTTAATGAATAGATTATGTTATAATTAAATAAAATATATTATTGGAATAAATATGGCGCGATTAGCTGGTAGCAAAAATAAACCTAAAGCATCGGTTATTCGTGATGATGGCTATGCTGAGGCATTTAGCGGTGCTGGCACTAATCGTGATAGGTCGTCATTCGCTGGTATTAAGCAAGCAATGTTACTTGATAACTTGACATTGCAGAATTTATACTTAGGTGATGGATTTGCTAAAAAGATTGTAGATATACCATGCGAAGAGATGACTCGTGCTGGTATTGAGATTGAAGGATTAGAAGATGAAGCGTTAGAAGAGTATATTCAATCTAAGCTGCAAGAATTGGATGTTATGCGATTCATGAATGATGGCTTGCGCTGGTCTAGGCTGTTTGGCGGAGCGGTTATTGTTTACGGTTTAAATGATGGCGGTATGCTTGATAACGAATTGAACACTAAAGGCATTAAAGACGTTGAGTTTTTACGTGTCTACGATAGATGGCAAGCAACCATTCAAAAACGCTATGACAATCCGCAAGATGTAAACTATGGCAATCCTGAGTTGTGGTTAATTAGTCCAGTTAATGGCGGTTCACCTTACACCGTTCATAATTCACGTATTCATGCTTTCGATGGCGATTCAATACCTGATTTATTAAGACAACAAAACAAAGGATGGGGCGCGAGTGTCTTACAGTCATGCTATAACCAGTTAATTCGATTAGGTATGTCGCACCAATACGCAAATATGCTATTAGAGCGCAGTCAGCAAGCGGTACATAAAATACCTGAGTTAGCGCAAACTTTACGCAGTCCAGGCGGTGAAGCTTTAATACAAAAGCGTGTTGATATTGTGGATATGGTGAGAGGCATACTCAATACCATTGTTATTGATGGCATGGAAGATTATCAAGTATCAAGCCAAACCATGACAGGCGTTAAAGATATACTAGAAGTATTTGCTGAGGCGTTGAGTGCTGTATGTGGCATTCCTGCTACGGTATTACTAGGTAAGTCGCAAGGCGGCTTAAGCAATACTAACAAAGCTGAGATGGATAGCTGGTATGCGCGTATAGGTGCTATGCAAAACGATATATTACGTAAGCCAATTGATAAGATAGTCACTTATCTAATCTTAGCAAAAACTGGCAATGATATGCCATACGAATTATGCTTTAAAGAGTTGGCAATTAAATCTGATAAAGATAATGCCGATATTGAAAAGATTGAAGCCGAAGCTAAAAAGATTAAAATGGAAACTATGACGGGTTATGCTGCAATCAATGCATTAGACCCTAACGAGATACGAGCTACTATTGCCGAAGAGTACGATGTCACTGGCGATGCTGTAATATTAGAAGTTGATGATAACTTAGACAGCGTGGACTTAGCTATCAGTGAGCTTAACCGTGTTAAATATGTAGTCAATAACAATATGCCACTTAATGTAATCAGTGGTGACTTAGCGCAAGCGGAGTTAGAGAAAGAAGTGAGTAAAAGTGTTATCGAAGCAATAGGTGTATTAGAAAACTATCTGAAAGCCAAAGTTTAATGGCGAAACGTGTACAACTATACCCAAATAGCGCGGAAAGAGCTTATGCTAGATGGCTGAATGCTTACGTTAAGACTATCACTAGCGATTTCAGTGGTATTAAATATAGAGATATAATTTCCAGCTAGAACATCATGGTTACCACTTAGCTGGAAGGTGATAACCCCGCCAATGACTATCATTGTAGTTATAGTTGAGTTTAGATTTTTAGTTCCATTCCCTAATAATGAGTCGCCTAAAGTGATAGCCCTAAATCGTTTAGCGTCTGGCATATTAATTAACCTGCCATCACTCCCCACCAACCCAGTGACGTCACCATCGGCATTATATTGAATCTCAGTAGGTAATCTAGGCTGAAATCTACCGTCACCAACTTGACCGCTAATCACTTGCAAATCACTAATCGCGCTAATATCATCTAAAAAATCAGGTAATATCTCAGCTTGTTTTAACGGCAAAATAGTAACCGTACCAACTGTCCAGCTACGTGATGTGGAATTATTCTGAACTAGCATGTCAATATCCTAATTAAATTAAACTTGATTATATCACCTTACCAAATAATTAAATGTGACATAAATATTACAATAAATCTGCTAAGTTAAAGTTACTGCCCATGAATGTATTAACTGCATCGGTCATTGTATCGACCATGTCATCATGTTTATGGCTATCGTTAGCGGTAAAAGCCTCACACTCACTTACAAAGTCAATTACCCAAGGTGAATATTCAGGTATGAAAACCTGCCCTGACTGAATTCTAGGTTGCACTTCCATTAATCTAGTTAATTTGTCTTTTGTCCTTTGCACGGCGATTACTGGTATGAATTGCTCACCATGCTGCAATTGTTGAATTAATCCAGTTCCGCTTGCTTTATCCTCGATATACATTGCGCTTGCTGGAGGTAATGCCTCACGCCCATTAGCTACTGATACGCTAGACCATACATCTTTTGCTAATGCTAATAAACCTACAGCATCAACCTTTCCGCGCCATACGTTCAATATATAAACTTGTCCAGTACGCAATAACAGAGCATCTAAAAATACAGTGTAATCGTTATTTTCGCCTGTTTTCATTGCGGTATCGACAAACAAAGCACGCCTACTATAATCACGCCACGGCGGTAATGTTGAATATCTACCGAACCATTGACCTTGTATCAACTCCCCACCTAGCACATACGGCTCTTGTTGATACTGACCCTCAAAGGTGAAATTACCCTTCTCTTTGAGCTGCATTAAGCTTTCGATAGGCTCTTTATCTGACCAGTAGCTTACGCCGTTAGTAACAGCTGGTATTTTAATATGATGCCATTCATGACCGTCGCCGCCGTTAAGCAGAAAGCCAGTTAAGTCTTCATCGGCTAATCTTTGCATAATAACTATTACAGGCGTATCAGGTGAGGCTTTACGACTTTGCACCGTATTGATATAAGCCGCGTTTACTTGGTCTCGCTTAGTCTTACTCAGGCTATCCGTAGGCTTTAATGGGTCATCAATGATGATTGCACCTTGAAAACCATCCGCCATGTGACCAGCACGAAAGCCAGTCACTTGCCCTAAAGTAGATGTGGCATAACACCCACCAATTGATATTCCATCATCGCCAACTACGTTCCATCGACCACGCGCGTTACTATCTGATTTTGTCGGCAATGGGAATAATTCTTGATATTCATACGTTAATACCAGCTCTTTAGCCTTTGCGCTATTAAGCTCTGCAAGTTCGCTAGAATAGCTTAAATGTAGAAACCTTGCACGAGGATTGATTGCCAATCCCCTTGCAATTAAAGTAATAACGGCTAACTCTGTTTTGCTTGAACCTGGAGGCACATTAATAATTAATCGCTTAATATCCCCACGAATAACAGATTCAATCGCATTACAAACAACTTCATGATGCCAGTTTACGCGGAACTTTACACCTTCACGTATCTTAAAAAACCATCTGGCAAAGAATAGATGGTCTGCTAATAACGCTGTTCTAAGTGCATCTTGTCTAACATTCAGCATTAAGCTCTTTAAGTATCTCTTTAACTTCGGCTTGAGTAACTGTAATGCCTGCAACTGGTGACATTGAGTTGTCGTCAGAAGTATGGTTAATTTCTTGTTTGTCAGACCATCCAAAGTTCTTTAATGCGAATATAGGCGCGGCTGCATTACTGCCAACATTCAACCTTTTTTCATATTCCATTTCAACTAACATTCTAGCTCTTTTTACAGAGTCGCTAAATTCTGGGTATTTTTGATAATCATAGAAGCTATCTTTACTTACCAATCCTAATGACAATATCAAACCAGTAAGTAAAATAGGCTCTTGCGAGTCTTTACACATTTGCACATAAGTATCAACTAGCATATCAAAAGTTTCAGGAGAGTCTATTAATCTCTTTCTGCCAACTTTCAATAAATCATCAGGATGTTTTCTTTCAGTCATAGTTATTTGCTTTATTTTCCATATGTCAATTATACATCAAATTACATTACCCAATCACGTGGTAATTCTGAACTTGACCAGCCATCACATAAAAGTTTATTGGCTAATTGTTTGTTTGCGAAAAATGCAAATACGATATTGGATAATCCTAATGTAAACATTGCTGCAATCCAGCTTAATACAACCATGCCCCATTGACCTCGAAGCATATAACAGAAAGCACCGAAAAAGAATACTGTCCAGCTATACCCATGTTTTACTTCTTTTGTTGCTTGATGTTTTGTAAATCTAATATTCATTTTATTTTATCCTTTAATTTAAATGTGCCTTTCGCTACCGTAGCGGCACAGACTACGACATAATGACCGCATACAGTCGTTACATGTTTATAAGTATAATGATATTTAGGTAAATGTAAAGCGTTATATGTAACAAAAATAGGGCAATATTTGTTACAAAAGTTATCTATCTTTTAAGTAATCATCAATAGTTTGTGCAGCTACTAACCAATCCCAGCATACCGCGCTTTGATAACCTTGTGTTAGCAAGTGTCCGTGAAACTCTTTTTGTTCTTTGCTTAACCCATTCTTATTAGCTTTCATCTCAATAAATAATCCATGATGATGCTTATTTGGCACGGCTAAGAATAAATCAGGTACACCACGTTTAACGCCTTCAGCTTTCAATTTAACTGCTGTGACAATATTACGCTTTGCACCATTAGGAATAGCAAATAATGCAAACTCAGGTAACCTGTAATTCTTATGCTGCAATGTCCACCATTTTATTAATGCTACTTGTAAATC